TCATCTACCTAGGTAAACGTAAAGAGAAAGACGGTACTGAAGTAGTTGGTAATATTATACATTGTAAAAATTATAAATCAAGGTTAACAAAAGAAAATGCTCAAATTGATGTAAGACTAACATACAAAACAGGTTTAGACAAGTATTATGGCTTGTTAGAACTTGGTGAGGCTGCTGGTGTATTTAAAAAAGTATCTACAAGATATGAAATGCCTGATGGTTCAAAAGTATTTGGTAAAAACATCAATGAGGATCCTGAAAAATATTTTACAAAAGAAGTATTAGATAAGATTGATGAATATGCCAAAAGAAAATTCAGTTACGGATCAGACGAAGAATAAGAAAAAATACGTTTTTGTACAAAAAGAAGGTGATGACTTTACTTGTATAAAGTTATTAGAAGGAAAGTACAAAGGTATTATCTACAAATACGGTAAAGTAGGTTTTGCAAAAGAAGAAAAACCTGATGGTACTTTACCTATGAAGTTTGATTACGATATTATTTTCAATCCACACGAAGAAACCAGCATTGACAAACAAGACTTTATAGACTATATTGGAGATATATTAATTGAACTACTGGAGAAACAAATAGAAAATGGCACCGCTGTCCTTGAACATCAATAACGAAAGAATAGAAATAACGATATTAAGAAACCTCATTTTCAATGAGGAGTTTACTCGTAAGACTTTACCTTTTGTAAATGAAATTTATTTCACAAAAAGAGAAGAAAAGATTTTATTCCAAGAGATCAATACATTTGTTGAGAAGTATAAAAACTTACCTACAAAAGAAACTTTACTTATTGAATTAGGTTATCGTAAAGATATAAATGATGATGAAGTTAAATCTGTAAAAGAATTATTATCTACATTAAATCCAGAAGAAGTTGAACAACAATGGTTGTTAGATACAACTGAAAAGTTTTGTAAAGACCGTGCCGTGCATAATGCAGTATTAGACGGTATTAAAATTTTAGATGGTAAAGATCAAAAGAGAACACAAGAGGCAATACCTAGTATTCTTGCAGACGCATTAGCAGTTAGTTTTGATAATCATATCGGACACGATTACATAGGTGACGCTGAAGATAGATTTAAATGGTATCATACTAAAGAGAAAAAGTATCAGTTTGATTTATCTTACTTCAACAAGATTACAAAAGGTGGTGTGCCAAGTAAAACTTTAAACATTGCTCTTGCAGGTACAGGTGTCGGTAAATCTTTGTTTATGTGTCATTGTGCTAGTGCTTATCTATCACAAGGTTTAAATGTATTGTACATCACTTTAGAAATGGCAGAGGAACGAATTGCAGAAAGAATTGACGCAAACTTATTAGATACAACGATAGATGATTTACACGCATTACCAAAAGACTTGTATGATTCTAAAATATTAAAAGTAAAAAACAAAACAAACGGTCAATTAATTATTAAAGAATATCCAACGGCGTCTGCTCATAGTGGTCATTTTAGAAGTTTATTAAATGAACTTGCATTAAAGAAATCATTTAGACCAGATGTATTGTTTATTGATTATTTAAATATCTGTGCTAGTGCTAGATTTAAAGGTGGTAACATATCATCTTATTTTTATATTAAGGCAATCGCCGAAGAATTAAGAGGTCTTGCTGTTGAGTTTAATGTGCCAATCTTTAGTGCAACACAAACAACAAGAACTGGTTTTGTTTCAACAGATATTGGTTTAGAAGATACGTCTGAAAGTTTTGGTCTACCTGCAACTGCTGACTTTATGTTTGCTCTAATGTCAAATGAAGAATTAGAACAACTAGGTCAAATGAAAGTCAAACAATTAAAGAACAGATATAATGATCCTGCAATTAACAGATCATTTATTGTAGGTGTAGATAGGGCAAAAATGAAACTGTATGATGTAGAAAATACAGCACAAAACATAGTAGATAGAGGAAAAGAACCTGATCTTAAAGTAGAAGACCCTTACGATAAGTTTAGTGATTTTAAAATATAATGCCTAAAAAACAAAAAGTACGATTCTATAAAGGTGACAGACGACCTAAACACGATAGTGATTACGACAAATTAGTGTATCAAGTTAAGATGAAAAAAAGAGGTCGTAAAATTTTATGGTGTATTATAGAACAACCTAATAAAAAAACAATTGCTGAATTTTTCTTTGAAGAAGACGCACAAAGAATAGCAGACTTTCAAAACAAACACCGTGTATGGCAACAAAACGGTGGAATACCATCATTTCTCTATATAACAGCTTGACACCCTCTTATAAATATGTTAAGAGAGAACTATGGCAGAATATCTTACAGGCGGAGAACAGACTACAATCAATTCTACAATAACAGAATTGTATCCAACTCTAGCATTTAATAATAATAAAAAATTTACGAATACAGACGAATTTCAAAGTTTCGTTATAGGTTTAGCAGATAGCAATAAGTTGTTTTCTGGTGATAGTAAAAAGTCATTTGTAAATAAATCAAACGCAGATAGTGCCAAAAAATTAATTTACGATACAAATAATATCAGACCAATAATGCGAGAAGAAAAAGTTTCTAATGCGTTAGGTATTTTAAATTACATTTATGAACAAGATAAGATACGAAAGATAGAAAAAATTGTTTGGGGTTATAGAGAGAAACCTCAAGGTGTTCCTGATAATCACGCAGGTGATATATTCATATTTTATAAGTCAAAACAAAAACCTCAAATATTAGGTATCAGTTTAAAAGCAGGTAGTAAAACATCTAAAGAACCTAAACTTAATTCATACGTAAGAACTACAATTCAAAAAGATTATTGGAAAAGAAAAATGCCAAATTCTGAAAAAGAATTGAAAGACACCTTATGGAAAGGTGTATATTCACAATTACATTCTTTAGACAAGAAAAAAGTAAATCAAAATAATTGGATAGATGTATCAGGTAAAAATCAAAAACCAAATGAGGAAGTTGTCAAATCAGTATTAAGAACATTTACACAAAAGAAAACTTTATTTGAAAAGTTATATATAGAGCAAAATAAAATATGCAGACAACAACTTGTTAAAATGATAAACAAAGATTTTGATACAACTTTAGAATGGATTGAAAATGAATTTAGATTAGAAAAACCAAAAGAAGAAGAAAAAGTACCTTTGATATTAGTAAAAGCAACAGGTAATAAAGCAAGTGAACAAGGTGATAAGTTAGCAAAAATCTTTCCTAAAATATCAAAAGTACGTGCTTATTTAAATTCAGGATCAGTACAAGAGTGGTTTATAGATGTATTTTCTGGAAATGAAAAATTAACCTTATTAATGACAATACGTAGTGATAGTGAATATAGAGAAGCTAAACAAAAAGGTAAATTAGGTGCATATTTAATGTTAAAATTGTTATACCGTGGATATAAGTAGGCTTGACAAATCTTATAAATAGTGTTATAATTTAGTTGATTTATATGGACAAAGTGATTATAGTTATGGGAACAATGAGAGAGAGATGTTTAGTTTTAAAGGTTTTATTACAAGCGAAAAGAACACACATTTAGAACATTTAGAAGATGATATAATAAATCGTGGTTCAGATGGTGGTCGAAACGCAGTTAATTTTTTAAAGTCAGTTAGAAATATGCTAGCTGGTTCTGCTAGCGGACGTATTAATATGTCTGTTAAGTGGGACGGTGCACCTGCTGTTATTGCAGGTATCAATCCAGAAAACGGCAAATTCTTTGTCGGTACAAAATCAGTATTCAACGTAACACCTAAAATCAATTATACATCTGGCGATATTGCTAGAAATCATAGTGGTCCTGTTGCAGACAAACTTAACGTATGTTTAAGAGAATTAAAAAGATTAGGTATTAGAGGTATCTATCAAGGCGATTTATTATTTACAAAAGGTGATTTAAAATCTGCTGCTATAGATGGTGAAAAAATGATTACGTTTACACCAAACACAATTACATATGCAGTACCAATTAACTCATCTATCGGTAAAAGAATTGCAAGAGCAAGATTAGGAATTGTATTTCATACTTACTACACAGGTAAAGATATGAAATCATTATCAGCAGGATTTGGAACCGTATCAGGCAAATCAGGTTCGTCTGCTGTATTTTTAGCAAGTGCAGGATATACCGATACATCTGGTTCATCTACATTTACATCTTCCGAGTTATCTAAATTTGACGCATTGATTAGAATGGCAGAAGGTTCTTTATCAAAGGCGGCACCTTTATTAGATACTATGAAATCAAACGATAGTTTATCAGTAGGATTTAGATTAAAGGCATTTTTTAATTACTATATTAGAAATAGTAAAGGTAACTCTATGGCAAAAGTTAAAACTTTACAAGATATGTTTAGAGAATATTACGAACAGATTTTAAGAACAGAAATTATGGCAAGAAAAACTGAAAGTGGAAAACAAAAGTATAGAGATATAATGAAAACAGGTTTAAGTTTTATAGATAAAAATAGAAGTGCTTTATATTTTGCAATTGCTTCACACGTAAGTTTAGGTAACGCAAAGAATTTTTTAATTCAAAAACTATCTCAAATACAAAGTATAGGACATTTTATTAGAACACCAAACGGTTATCGTGTAACTAATCCAGAAGGATTTGTTGCAGTTGATAGAAAAGCAGGTGCAGTTAAACTTGTAGATAGATTAGAATTTAGTAGAGCAAACTTTACAATAGCAAAAGATTGGGTTAAAGGATAATGGCAGTAGGTTACATAACAGATCAGAATTTTCAAATAGGTAGAGGCCTTATTAGAGGTGCCTCACATATAAACAAATTTGGATATAATTCAAATGTAGGTGCTACTTTTGAAACCGTGTGGGACGGTTCAAATTTGTACACTTACATTGGTACAGCTGGAACAGCATTAGTTACTTCTTCAA